TAGAATCTGAGCTTTATGATACTGCTGAAAGGTTAGGTGAAATACAAAGAGCAGAACTTTATGACCAAAATTTAACGGAAAAGTACTATCTACTTAAGAATCAGTTAGAAACAATTACTGATAATTTTTTAAATTATAATTCAGTTAAAAATTAATTATTAAATTTGTAACCATGAAAACACAAGAACAAGCAATCCTCGATGCTCTTTTAGGTGGGCAAGTGATAACAGGCTCAAATGCCTATGCTATTACAAAAAAAGAATGTGCCTGCGGTACATTAAACCTTCACAAAGTATTAGCTAAGATTAGGGATAAAGGTTATACCATTAATGAGCAATGGTGCATCAACTCTAAATCTAATACACGCTTTAAAGAATTTACAATAACCAATAAAAAACAAAAGAAAAATGGAAACTAAAAACAAGTTTAATTCTGGAGTAATCTTCAAGAACTCTAAAAAAACAAATGAGAAACAACCTGACTATCAAGGAACTGTTAATGTGAATGGAAAAGAAATGCAAATATCTTTATGGTTTAAGGAATCCCAAAAAGGAACTAAGTATTTTAGTGCTGCATTCCAAGAACCGTTCAAAAAAGATAGTGAAACAAAGACCTATCCTAACGAGACAAAGTACACACCTAAAATAGAGGATGACGGGCTTCCATTCTAATTAACCAAAAAACACAAAGAACATGAAAACAGAAAAAACACAAGAAAAACAATTAACTGATATTATTCCGATAATTGCTATTCAAAACGAGTTAAAAGTTCCAAAAGGTAATTTAAACAAGTTCGGTAATTATAAGTATAGAAGTGCAGAGGATATACTTGAATGCTTAAAACCTATTCTTTTACGTTATAATGCTTTATTAATTCTTACTGATGAAATAGTATTAATAGGAAGTAAAATGTTTTTAAAAGCAACTGCAAAATATAAAGACAATAGTGGGCAAATTGATGTTATTGCATATGCTGAACTTTCTGAACACAAAGGAATGTCAGCAGAACAAGCGACTGGCACAGCTTCAAGTTATGCTCGTAAATATGCTTTGAATGGTTTATTCTTAATTGATGAGACAGAACAGGATGCTGACCATGATAACAAGAAAGTTGAGCAAAAGAAACCTGAATTAATTTTAAATAGCGAAGTGTATAAAAAAGCACAGGAATACATGATGTCAGGTGGCTCAATAGACGTTATAAAGCAAAAGTATTCAGTTAGTCAAGAAGTAGAAGTAGCACTTATAAAATCAATCTAATGGAAAATAAAATAATTGAAAATGATATTAAAATGAAAGAAATGGCTGATAAATATAAAGATGAATATTTTGAATTATTTGGAAGTTTAATCTTAAATGGTTACGATATTCAAAGTGCTATTGACTTTTGTTATAATAAATTAATATTAAATGTTAAATAAAATGGAAAGCACAATAGAAATTTACTCACCTACGTGGTGGGATAACAGATTAGGTAATTTCACCGGAAGTGAGGTCCATCGCCTTATGACTGAGCCACGCTCTAAAAAAGATATACTAAGCAAAGGTGCAGAAACTTATATTAGGGAAAAAGTCTATGAAAGGTTAAGCGGACAACCTAAGCAAAGCATTGATAACTATGCAACAGCATGGGGACACGAAAATGAGCCAATAGCAAAACGATATTACACTGCCAGAACAGGTAATGAGGTAATAGAATCAAAATTGCTTATAAGCGAAAATATAGAAGGATTAACAGGTAGTCCTGATGGCTTAGTAGGTGAGGAAGGCATGATTGAAATAAAATGTCCTTTTGTAGGATCTAATCACTTGAATTTCTTTTTCAATGAAGAAACTTTTGAAAGTGAGAATAACGATTACTACTACCAAATGCAATGCTACCTTTTATTATCAGGTAGAAAATGGTGCGACTTTATTTCCTTTGACCCTCGTTTAATTCTTAATTCAGATGCTGGTTTATACATTCGAAGATGGGAAGCTAATGAAGAGGTACAGGAACGAATGATTGAGAAAGTAACTATTGCAAGGGATTTATTTAACCAATACTTAGATGCGTTTAATAAAAAGTAAAAAATGCAAGGAGTGTGGCGGAAGCTTCACTCCTTTTAAAACAACACAGGTAGTTTGTGGTGCTAAATGTGCAACAAAGTTAGCTGAAGCGAAGGTATGGAAAGAGAAAAAGAAAGTAATGATTGAAAACACTCGTACCCGAACTGAATGGTTAGCTTTACTTCAAATAGTCTTTAACAAGTATATTCGTTTAAGGGATGCTAACAAACCTTGTATTTCATGCGATAGACCATTAGGTGCTAAATTCGATGCAGGACATTTCTTTTCAGTAGGTCGTTATCCTAACTTACGATTTTGTGAAGATAACGTACATGGGCAATGTGTTCACTGTAACCAGCATCTGCATGGTAATCACTTAGAATATAACGAAAGAATACAGCAAAGAATAAGCGCATTTAATTACGTTGTATTAATGAATAAGAGAAATGATGACCTCAAACTAACCTTAAATGAAATCAAAGAATTAATCAAAGTTTATAAATTAAAAATCAAAGAACATGGAAAATTATAAAGATGGAGACAGAATAAGAATTTGGATTGAAGATTCAGTAGAGCCTAATGGTGGCACTTGGTGCTATGGAAAAATAGAAGAAATAAAAATAATTAAAAAAATATTTGTTGCTGATGGATTTCCATTAGATCCTGAAAATGAAATACAAGATTTTAAAAACTATAAAATTGAAAAACTATGACAAAGCAAGAACAAATAACAGAATTTGAAAGCCACTTAATGATAGGGCTATTTAAAGCAACAGTTGAGCAAACTACTCAATGTACTAACAAATATAACTTTAAGTTAAGAGCTGATTTTAACCTTTGGCAAAAGCAAGGTTTTAAAATAGTTGAGGAATTAGAAAAAAGGAATATCACAGATGTGGAATACTTAGATAAGATAGGAGATATTTATCACACAATGAATTCAAACATGAGAGAAGAATTTTACAAAGGATTGGAATAATTAAAAAACTTTTTGTATATTTGCAGCATCGGAGTAACGAACCGATTTATAAAATACTATAACATTAAAACATTTAGTCCTCTAAATGTGTGGTGTAAAGAGTTATAGCTTTACTGACTTCGTAAGTCAAACCGCACATTTAGGGGATTTTTAATTTAAAAAAAATGAAGACAAAATTAATTATTACAAACTTAAAAGATTTTTTTAAGCATGAATTTGATAAACCTTTTGACATTTTATGTCAAATTGAAAATCAAGTTAACAGAATTACTGAATCAGATAATATTCATTTTAATGATAAAACAAAATGTTTACTTGCTGATTATTCTAAAGAGGGAATTGTCATATTTGATTTAATATCATATGAATTTAAAAATAATTGCCACATTTTTTACTACACATTTAGTTCAACTGCATCATGAATAAAGAAACATTTTATTTTTCTCATGACTATAATAGTAGGAATGATGTTAAGATAAAAAAACTTTTATCAAAACATGGATTATTAGGTTATGGAATATTTTGGGCAATTATAGAAGAACTTTATAATAATACGAACGTATTACCATTGGATTACGATACTATTTCGTATGATTTACGAATTGATAAAAGCGTATTAATATCTGTTATAAATGATTATGATTTATTTGTATTCGATGGTGATACATTTGGTAGCTTATCTGTTGAACGAAGATTAAAGGAAAGAGATGAAAGAAGCCATAAAGCAAGGCAATCAGTACTTAAACGCTGGAATAAAGCAAAAGAAGATACGAACGTATTACAATCGAATAACGAACCTAATACTATAAAGGAAATAAAAGGAAATGAAATAAAAGGAAAGGATATACCTGACTTCAATTCTTTTTTATCTTATGCAATAAAACAAAAACCAAACGTTGATACTGAAGCTGTAAAGTTTAAATATGAATCATGGATTGAAAATAATTGGAAAGATGGTTATGGTGTTGAAATAATAAATTGGAAAAATAAATTATTGAATACATTGCCACATATTAAAGAAAAACAAATTAAGTACGATCCAACTAACCCAAGACAAATGATTTTATGACTTATTCAGATTACAATATAATTATTCCAAATGGAAAATATACAGGGCAAGTTTACACTATCTGTCCGAAGTGTTCACATGAGCGCAAAAAGAAAACTGATAAATGTTTAGGTGTTAATTTAGATAAACAAGTTTGGCATTGCAATCATTGTAATTGGAAAGGATGGCTTCCTAAACAAATTGCAATAGATGAAAAAGTTTACGTTAAGCCTGAATGGAAAAACAAAACAGATTTATCCGACAAAGCAATTAAATGGTTTGAGAAAAGGGGTTTAGATCAAAAAACAATTACTGATTGGAAAATAAGTGAAGGAGTAGAATGGATGCCACAAACTCAAAAAGATGAAAACACAATTCAGTTTAATTACTTTGATGAAAATGGAGAGTTAATTAATATCAAATATCGTGATGCAAGAAAGAATTTTAAATTGCATAAAGATGCAAAGTTAATCTTCTATGGTTTAAACATGTTTAAGTTTGATTTAAACGCTTTTTTAACTGAAGGTGAAGTTGATGCCTTATCAATGTATAAAAGTGGTTATAAAAACGTTTTAAGCGTTCCTAATGGCGCAAATATTTCAAATAATAATCTTCAGTATTTTGATTACATATCTGAAAGGTTTAATGAAACTCCAACTATTTATCTTTGTTTTGATAATGATAATGCTGGGAGACAATTAACAGAAGAGTTTGCAACTCGTTTAGGAAAAGAGAAATGTAAACTGGTTACATTCAAAGATTGTAAAGATGCAAATGAATGTTTACAAAAGTTTGGAATACAAGGAATAATTGAAAGCATACAGGATGCAAAAGATTATCCATTGGAAGGTGTGTTTACCATTCAAGACATGGAAAACGAAATATTTGATTTGTACGAAAATGGTTTAGATAGAGGTGTTAATATTGGATTCGATAAATTTGATAGACTTTTAACTTTTGTAAAAGGTTACATCACTACGATAACAGGAATACCTGGTCATGGAAAATCTGACTTTGTAGATGAAATAGTAATTCGTTTAATGTTAGGTCATGGATGGAAAACAGCTTTTTTTTCACCTGAAAATAAACCAACTAAATTACATTTCAGTAAGTTAGCAAGAAAGATAATTGGTAAAAGTTGGGACTCTCAATACAGAAACAGAATGAATGATATGGAAGTTAAAATGGCAATGAAGTCAATGAATGAGAAAGTTTGGTTTATTAAGCCTGAAAAAGACTTTACATTGGAAAGTATTTTAGAACATATTAAAAATTTAAAAATACGTTTTGGTTTGGATGCTTTTGTTATTGATGCGTGGAATAAATTAGAACACAAATACAATCAATCGGAAACAAAATACATAGGTGAAAGTTTAGAAAAATTATCTATATTTTGTGAGCAGTATAATTTGCATTGTTTTTTAGTAGCTCATCCACGTAAAATAAATAAGGATAAGCAAACTGGAAAATATGAAATACCTAATCTTTATGATATTGCAGGAAGTTCAAATTTTTATAATAAAACAGATAATGGAATATCAGTTTACAGAACTTTTGAAAATAAAACATTTGTTTACGTTCAAAAGGTTAAATTTTCACATTGGGGTACTATTGGGCAATCAGAATATACTTACGATTTAAGTTCAGGAAGATATATTGAAGATGGCACATTCCATACTGCTGATAGTTGGGTAACTATTGAACAGGCAACAATGGAAGAGAATAAAGAATTTTTAAATGACAAAGAACCTTTTTAACATACGATAACTTAAAA